TAATTTCAAATGATACAGGAGAATTGTCCCCGTAGAATGTATTACCCCCATCATCACCATACTTTACATTAACAGATTTACAATAACAAAGATCGTATTTCGGGTAATTTTCATTGATATTATTCCCAGCCATTTGAATAACTTTAAATAATGATGGGAATTTATATGATGTATAGAACGACATCGCTTCACCAGTAACCTTAGATCTGGATAAACTTGGGGAAGAATATTTACGAAATAATTTTAAAATCTTTTTAGATATTTCTGATTCCTTTTCACTGCGAGGAACAAATTTATGATTCATAGAGAATGATCTGGAACCTTCTGGACCATCGTACTTAAGTGCCATTTTATCCGTTATTGTTTCACCGGTTAAACCACTACTGGATAATTTCTTTTTAGCAAGGTCTACGCCACCGCTTATGACAGCATCAGCACTAAGACCCTGTAAACCTTCTGCACTGCCACCTAATCCTGCGGCAACCAATTGGCTCGTCATTTGATCTATAATACCCCCTGCTGCTTCTTGTTTCCAAGATTGATTTTCCGTAATTTCTACCTGTGCATCTGACCCTAATGCTATTGAAGTGCTACTAGATTTAGCTACATTTAACCCAAAGTGAGTATTTGTATTACTTGCCCCTCCACCTTTCCCCATAGGGAGGAAATCCCATATTTCGTACTTAACCCATGTGGGGTAAGCAGTTGTTATATTTTCCGGAAATCTAAGAAGTTCCACTTCCGCGATTGGACCTAGCCTACCCTGAGTATTTTCTTTGATAATAGCATTTTTTAGTACTTTGTTACCGCGTTTTACTTCAGTTACAATTCCAGACTCTGTAACAGAATTGGTTATTCGATTTAGTGTTGGTACGAAATTATTACTCATATAATTTTCCTATATTAGTTACCATTATTTATATAAATATTCCAATGAGTAAATATTATCAGGGTCGATATCGACTTATCAATGTATCAAAATATAAAGGGGATCGCGGTAATATTCAATATAGGAGTTCTTGGGAACTCAAGATGATGAGATACCTTGATACCACAGATGCTGTACTCGAATGGAATTCAGAAGAAATCATTATACCTTATCTCTCTCCCATTGATAATAGGTTTCATAGATACTTTACAGATTTTTATGCTAAGATAAAAGATGCCGCTGGTAATATAATAAAATATATTATTGAGGTGAAACCGAGATCTCAGCGAAAGCGACCAAGAAAATCGAATAATAAAATTAAATATATTAAAGAAGTTAAAACCTATGCGGTGAACCAAGCTAAATGGGAAGCAGCAGAACTCTGGTGTAAAAAATATGGATATACATTTCGAGTTCTAGATGAAACAGATTTGGGTATAAAGTGATATAAATAGTAATATGGAATCATTATTCGATAGACTACAAGCGAAAGCTTATAAAAAACAAATACCAGCACAGACTAAGCAGTCGCGAGATTGGTTTAGATCCGAGTTACGTGGTATTAGAGTTAAATCTGATGATATTTTAAATGATAAAAATCTTGAAAGAAGAACTCGTCCTGCTCCAGGAAGGATGTATACATATTTTTATGATCCTAAACATAAGGATACACTACCTTATTATGATAGATTCCCACTGATTATTATGGTAGGAAAAGCTCATAAAGGATTTTATGGTATGAATCTCCACTATCTCCCTATACCTCTGAGAGCTAAGTTCCTCGATCAATTAATAACTATAACAAATAATAAGAAATTTGATGAATCATCTAGGTTTCGAGCATCTTATAATTTTTTAAAAGGTTCCGCTAAAATGGGATTATTCAAACCGTGTTTTAAACACTATCTGATACATAAAGTTGAATCAGAAATAAAATTCCTCTCAGCAGATCTTTGGGAAATAGCAACATTTCTCCCAACTGCTAGGTTTAAAGGTGCTACAGCAGCTAAAGTTCATTCAGATTCAAGGAAAATGATAGGTTAAATATGTCAATATTAACTAAAGGTTATTCAATCGGTTCTCAAGTTTATGGTGGAATTGAAACGCTAGGTAATTTATATGACCAATTCTTTGGAGAAAAGGAGGAATTAGGAAGGCGGGGTAAACTTGATGAATTTGTCTCCAATAATCACGTTTGGGGTTTCGCTCGTTCGGCACATTTTAGATTTAGAATATTACCATCAGGAACTTTAGCAAACGGCATTTCTTCTTTTAATAAAAAATTCACGCCAAAAGATTTAAGTATTGTTAATATGCTTTGTGATTCTACAGTTCTACCTGATGTGGCGAGTATTCCTGTATCAGCATCAGTTGGAACAGATTTCCCTTATGAGGTTGTTAGAAATTTTGCATATGCTACTCAATCTGCATCTTTTTATGTAGCGGAAGATATGTTTCAGAAAAAGTTTTTTGATAATTGGATGGAAATAACTTATCATAAATCCGCAGGTCAACCACATTATTATAATGATTATTCTACTACTATTGAAATCTATCAATTGAAACACACATTGGATGATTCTCTCTTAACAGAAGATAACGATTGGACATATAAAACTACTTTATATGGGGCATATCCTAAAGTAATTGCACCTATGACAATGGATTGGAGTTCCGCTAATGCACTTCAAAAACTGTCTGTAACATTCCATTATACCCATTGGGATTCTGAAATAAATTCTAAATAATATGTGAGGAAAAATTATGGCTTTACCAGTATTACAAGTACCAACATATGAATTGACTTTACCATCAAGCTCGAAAAAAATTAAATTTCGTTCATTTCTAGTTAAGGAAGAAAAACTATTAATGATAGCCAATGAAACTGGCGACGAAAAGGAACGAATATTAGCAGTATCTCAGATTATAGAAAATTGTACATTCGGTAAACTTGATGCCAAGGTGATGCCAGCATTTGATGTTGAGTATTTATTTTTAAAATTAAGATCTAAGAGTATAGGTGAATCTGTAGATATAAAGATACTTTGCCCAGACGATAAAGAAACTTATGCGGAAGTGACTGTTAATCTAGATGATATTACCTGTAAAAAACCGAAGAAGAATTCTAATATTATAAAACTTGATGAATCCGTCGGGATTATTTTGAAATATCCTGGCATTAATACTAAAATTGAAGGTTCTACAGTCGAGGTTGTTGGCGATCTAATTGAATCCATCTATGATGGTGATACAGTTTTTGATGCTGTGGATTTTTCAAAAGATGAAATTTCCAAATTTGTTGAAAGTATGACACAAAAACAGCTTCAACTTATCGTTGGGTTTTTTGAAAATATTCCAAAAATAGAAATTTCTGTTGATGTGATGAATCCCAAAACAAAGATTAAATCGACGGTTAAACTTGAAGGACTTGATTCTTTTTTCTAATGGCTCTTTCCCACTCAAATTTAGGTTCATATCTTAAAACTAATTTCGCCATGATGCAACACCACAATTATAGTTTATCTGACATTGAAAATATGATACCTTGGGAAAGAGATATATACGTTGCTATGTTAGTTGATTATATTAATACCGAAAACGAAAAACGTCAGACTCAAAAATAGGATATTCCCATGGCTATAGATCAAGAAGATCAAGATAAATTAGATAATATAGAAATATCAAAAGAAAAGGATAAGCAAGAGCAACTCCAAAAAATAAAGGAGGATGCAGATCTGTGGGAAGAAAGACGTAATAAATTGAGAGATAAAGCCATGGAAATATCCGCCGATCCCCAAGCGTGGCTAAAGGGGTTCCTCATGAAAAGGGCAGCGGAAGCTGGTCATTACGCTATATCAAAAAAGAGAAGACTTGAGGTTGCTGCTGCTAAAGAAAAAGAAACGACAATCAGTAAAAAGGATAATTCTGATAAGCTAAAAACTGCAGTAGAACTTAAAAAACTTGAAATAGAACCAGCTGAAATTAAATTCGGGTTTGAAGCAGAACAACTTAAGGTAATGGTTGAAACTCTTAAAGCTGTAGAATTAAACACACGGGGTTTTGTAGAAACAATTTCTAATACGCTAGTATCAAATAATATAAGCTCTACCAATAATTTCAAGGAAATGGTAGAAACAATAAATGAAGTAGTTTTAGTAAACACTGCACAATTAAAACAAGATTCTAAACAATTTAAAGCAGACAATAGGACCTCTGCTGCAGAAGAAGCCGCAGCGTCTGGTTCTGAAACTGATAATGGGTTGACTACTAATAAAAAAGATAAGAACAAACCCTTGGTTGAAGATGGGGTTGATGGGATTATGACAACAATTGGTGATATATTATCTGAAGGGGCTGGAGGTTTGTTAACTGAGGGAGCAATGGGTATGGCTCAAGGTTCTAAAAATAAAAAGGGTAAATTACCAGATAAACCTAAAGCTAAAAGTGGTGG